CTAAGTTTAAAAAATCAACTTGAGCTTTATAAAGAGCTTCAATATTAGATAAACGTAGTCTTTGCATTTGCTCTTCAGCATCTTGCTCTAATCTAAGTCTATCATTTATGGCTTTTATCGCATCAATTAATTCATTATTGGCCATAATGCATCCTCCTAATTTCTTTAATATTTCTTACGTTTTGCTGCGCTTTCTTGTCTTTGACGCTCAATAGCTTTTTGAGTGTCTTCTTGTTTTTTATTAATAAGTTCTATTAGATAAAAACGTTCTTGGAAGCTCATATCTAATACATCTGTATAGCTAGTATTTAAGTTATCACTTATATACCAACATTCTTTAACGATTTCTTTATATCTTTTTGGTCCGTATGGAGTTCCATCACTAGATGTTCGTTGGTCTAAAAAACTCTGGCCCATAGCGAAAGGATGTACGTACCTCTCCTCCACACTTGTTACAGTCAACAATTAATATGTTGTCTATGCCGACCATGGCATTAAGAGCATCTACAGCATTGACAATTTTTGTCATGTCTTTTGCTGGGAGATTATTTACAAATGTTTCTAATTTAGCATCATCTAATTTTTCTCCATCAACAGTGTCAATGATAGATGTTAATAAAACTAATAAATCAAAAGCAACATCAGCAGTTTTAAATTTTCTCTTTAATTCTTTTGTTTTGCTTTCAATTTCATCAAGCATTCTTGGGGTTTGGAATTTCAATGAAATTACGTGATTACTTACTGGTAATGTAAATGTTCTTTTTTTATTGAATTCATCAATATCGAATTCTTTTTTGGTTAATTCATCTAAGTGCGCAGTAGTATCAATTTCTTCGCCGCAGTATGGGCAACGTAAACTTATTGCATATTCATCGCCATAAGTAACGACTCTAAGTCTGTGTAATAAGTATTCATAGTCACCTAATGCCATATCATAAACATGAATAGCTGGCTTCTCAATCATACAGCCTTCGATAATGTCTGATAAGACTTTAAATTGAGTTGTGCTTGGAGATAATCTTTTCATTTCATCTCTAGCTGTCATACTTCTTAACTCAACATATGGGCTTACCTTCTTATCATAGATAAGTCCTTTAGAAGGCAATTCATAACCCTCAGCAATTGTGTAGTTTGTTTGTCTTTCTTCCATAATAAAATTTCCTTTCTAGTTGCGCTCCTCAAAATATTTCTCTAATATTTCTCGGATTACAGCCGATACCGTTCTGTTCTTTTTTTCGGCTAGGGCTATTAAGCGCGCTTTTAATGGTTTTGTGGTTTCAAATGTTTGCATGATTTTATCACTGCGATCTACCTTATGTCTTCCCATTAGCTTTTTTCCTTTCAATTTTTAGCGTAAGCTCAAAAGCTTCATATAATTTAGCAAATAAAAAGAAAATAGATTTATTAAATTTATTTTTAAATATAAAATAAAAACTGCGTTTTTTTAACGCAGTTTTATAGTCTTTAGATTAGATTAGTCAAGTGGTTCAACAACAGCTCTGTCGAAGACAAATTCAACTTGTAATTGTCTCTTGCCATCGTTTTCTCTATCGAAATCTTCTTCAGTAATCTTAGTGACAAACATTCCTTCGATTGTCCAAGTTCTGATTAATTCATAATCTTGAGTATATTCACAAAGAGTTGCTGTTTTCTTATAATCTCTCATACGTCCACCCTTACGAGTATGTGGATTGTATGCAAGATATAACCAAGACATTAATAATGCTTTTGTGTCAAGTCCGACAATATCATCTACAACGATGGTTCCACCATTCCAAGTAGGAATACCAGCAAACTTAACAACGTCATTACCACGTCTGTATTCATTTGTAGTGATTTCAAAATGAGGAACAGGACATTTGATAACATTAAGCTTTAATGTTTGTTGTGCATTTTGGATCATATCAGTATCAGCAGCACTCTCTGATTCGCCTTTGAAAGTAGGCTTGATAAGATTTGTTAATCCATCAACGATTAATGTAAAGAAACCAGTTCTTGCAGATTCATAGTTGGAAAGATTTGTACTAATGTGGGCAGTGCTTAAGCTTTCATCAAAACTCATAATTCTTATCTCCTATAATATTAATCTTCTTCGGTTGTTACACCGGCAACAGAATCTTCAAGTGTAAGGCTGATATCAAAGTCTTCAACAGCTTCAATTGGGACAATTCTAATCTTAGCTTTTAAGATAGCTTTTTGTCCATTTACTGGTAATTTAACAAATCTGTAATCTGTGATACCTTGGTCGGCTTTCATCTTTTCGAGCAATGGTCTAATAGCATTACAGAAGTTAATCCATAATACATCGCTGTTTGGATCGAATGTGAAGCGTCTGCAAGTAATGTATAATTGTTTCTTAATAGTAGAGCATAATTGTCTAATATTTAAGAAGTGGCTGGCTTTTAAATCTCCGTCTTGCTCTAACTCATAGGCAGTTCTGTTGCCCCATAAGTAATAAGCATTCTTGATTTTAATAATTAAGTTAACAGCTTTGTCTGTTCCAGAAGTTAATGATCTTGGTTCAAGAGCATCAACAGCAGCATCACCAAGTTTAACACCGGTGCTTGCGATTGAGTAACTACTAATGCCTCTAGTATAACCTGCGATAGCATACCATTCATTATAGTTGTCAGCAGCTTTAGCAGCACAAGCTAAATAATGGAAGTATCCTGGGAAGGTTGAATTTGAATAGTCAGCATCAGTGAAACTATAAGTAACAAATGGTGCAAAGATTGCAGCATATTTACTCTTACTGATTTTTTTAGCTTCAGCTTGAATTAATGGGATAGCAGTAGTTTGTGTCTTTCCTTCATAGGCTTCACAAGGAATATCTATGAGAGCAGTGCAATCGCCACGGCCATTACCTTCAGTTTGTGTATTAACAGCATGTGCAACAGCAATAATAGCTTCATTGGCGTCTTTGCAGCCTTCCATTAAACCATTAACAATGTATCTGAAGTCATAAACGGATTTATCTTTTAAAGCGGTCCAGAAATTCTTATTTCCTAAAACAGATAATGCAGTAGCATCTGTTTCAGCAGGTTCGCCTGGATTTAATCCAATAAAGATAACTGTATAACCTAAGCCTAATAATTCATAGGCAATTTGGTTACCATAGTGTTTACCAGAAGCTTGTGGTCTACCAACCTTTTTGAAGATTGCATAATTTTCATATTCAGGGTCATAAGTATATTTTGGATCACCTTGTTCAAGTTTTTCATACTTATAATCTTCATCTTGATAGGCATCAATTTCTCTGGTTTCGCCTTCTTCATAATCAACTGCTTGATATAATTGACCTCTATTTTTGATAGACTCAAATAATTCTTCACTTGCAATTTTTCCGACAGTAACATCTGGTTTGACAGCAACATCACTGATACCATCAACTACTGGGTATTTGCCAATTTGTTCAATGAAATCAGTTTGGCTTGTAAATTCGCAAATTCCGTTTTCATCCCAAATTTTAGCACCTTGATCAGGAGCTCCTTTTTGAGCAACATAGACTTCACGTCCACCATACATGTATGCGCCTTTACTTTCGACGTATTCACGTGGTTTCCAATAGCCAGGAACAACAACTGAAAAATTAGCATATAAGCCATTGCCAGCACTTGTCTTATCGTATTCTTTAATAGTAATTTTTGGCATGTCTAATTCTCCTTTAAATTAGTTCTGTTATTCTTAATCGATAGTTTATAAACTAAACTTTCAATTAATTTAGCAAATAAATATATCTATAATTTTTTATTTACCCTTTTGAAAATTAAAATCGACTAGCTCTTGCTCGCCATCGACATCGATTGTCGGTGATAATTCAAGGCAGCTCTTCTCTTCATCTGGGATAACATCTTCAACATCATCAATATGCAAGACCCAATTTTTCCTGTATGGAAGGCTAAATAGGAATGCATCGTGGATTTCTAATTGAATTGTATAGCGAGTAAATTGTCCGCTGAATAATCTCTCGCTGATAGCACTTGTATCAGAGACTGTATTTAATACTCTGATGTTTGCAATATGCTGAATATTTGTATTATTATATGGAATATCTACAATAATTTTTGGATTGTTAATGAGCTTGAATAAGAAGTTTCTTACGTACTCATCGCACTCTTCAGCTTTCTTTGTATAGATATCCAATTGATATTGAATTTTAATTGGAATGACATTGAACTGTAATGTTTCAAGGTCATTTTGTGATAATACTAAGCCATCAAAAGACTTTGGGTTTTTGATATTTAACAACAGCTCAATATCATTATTTCTTGATAATGCAATTAATGGCAATTTGAATTCGCCGTCTTTATTGTCATCAGCGGTCAATCCAAAGAATTTTTTAGATTCGTCTGGTTTTAATACTCTTAGATTTGAGTTGTCAGGAAGCCATTTTTTTAATTTGGCAACCAATATATCATCATAATATCTACATGCCATATCTTTGGCTCCTTTCATTAATTTTGCCCAAAAGCATTTCTTAGTATTGGGCTTCCAAGAACCTTGCCGGTTCCATATGTTATTATTTCAGCAAATTTTTCTAGTTGTTTATCATTAATCAGAATAACAACTTCATGCTGATAATTTAAATAATATTTAGCTTTTGATATGATTTTTAAGCATATTTGTAATAATGGCATTTTATAATTATCTATAAAATATCTATCTAATGCTTTTTCAGTGGCCCCAAGGTCAGTTAATAATACAACGCTTCTTGCGGTAGCTCTTATATTGTAAATTGATAATTGCTTATTATCTACATTTTTAACCGTAAAATACATAGCTTTATAAGTGTGTTCCAAGCTTTTCAACAACTTGTTCTCATTGTTTACTTG